CAGGCGGCGGCGGCGGAGGTGCCGGCGATGAGGGCAATGGCGCTGCAGAGCCTGGCGGATCTGGTATCGTAATCCTTCGCTACCCCGACACTAGAACAATTACACTTGGAGCAGGGCTTACAGGCTCAACTGCAACTGTCGGAGCGTTCAAGGTTACAACCATCACAGCAGGAACTGGAAACGTTAGCTTTGCTTAACGAAAGGAAATAAAAATTGGCTCATTACACTTTTTTAGATGAGAACAACATAGTGACTGAAGTTATCGTTGGCAAGAACGAGAACGAGATAGTTGACGGGATCTCAGACTGGGAAGCTTACTACGGTGAGTTTCGTGGGCAGACTTGCGTTCGGACTTCATACAACGGCAACATCCGTAAGAACTACGCTGGCATTGGGTTTACCTATGACGCCGAGCGTGACGCATTTATTCCGCCAAAGCCTTATGACTCTTGGCTACTAGTCGAGGAAACAGCACAGTGGCAAGCGCCTGTCCCTTACCCTACAGACGGACTTATCTATCAGTGGGATGAGTCGGTCTTGGACTGGGTAGTTATTCAGTTTGAACTCGATAGCTGATGCCTATTCCGCTTGGCATTCTATTTCGTAAAATACCTACGACCACCACAACGACCACAACGCCAGCACCCACCACCAGTGCAACAACAACTAGTGCCACAACAACTAGTGCAACTACGACCAGTGCAACAACCCAAGCAACCACCCAGGCAACCACTCAAGCAACCACCCAAGCAACCACTCAAGCAACCACTCAGGCAACCACTCAGGCAACTACTTCAGCACCACAGACCTTTAGACGATGCACGAGCTTTGACGTTTCAATCGGTTGTGCCAGCACCGCGTGTTGTGTAGTGTCTACTTGCGCTAGTGGAACAAGTTGTTCAAGTGCAACCTGTTCAACCGCTGGCTGGTGCACCTAAGATGGAGGGCATGATGCTAACGGATCTAGACATTGAATTTACTTTTGCAGGAACACCGGGCCTAGCTTTAGTTTGGGTCATAGATGGTCAGTGCCTTTATGACTTGCCAATGTCGCTAGAACACGCTGCAATCTTTCAAGCAGCCGACCAAGTGCTAGACATCTCTCTTGACTACCCGAGTCATGATGGCATTGTTGTAAGGCTTCTAGAGAATGGTGAGCCAACCTTAGAGCTTGCGACCTCAGAATACTTTGGGAGCGTTTTACTTAGCAACCCACTAGTTCTTAGACTCGGCGATTACCCTAATGGCAGGTTCGTAGAGTCACCTCATGCAACCTTTGACGGTGAGTCTTTTACTATTACAGACAGGAACGTAGGGGAGCTATGACTACCGCTTGGGAAAGATACAAGGCTAAGAATGGCTCAACGCCTCTCGACCTACTAAACCCACACACCGAGTATGCCGACAAAGAAACCGCGACTACCAGAATGTCAATCTGCCAAGGTTGCCCTGAGTTTATAAAGCTAACTCACCAGTGCAAGAAGTGCGGTTGCTTTATGGACATCAAGAGCAAAATCAAAATCTCTAAATGCCCTATTGGGAAATGGTAAGCGTATTCATTCAGGTAGCCTCTTACCGAGATTTAGAACTTAGTAAGACAATCAAAGATGCAATAGACAAGTCAAGCAAAACTTGCGAGCTGTTCTTTGGAGTGCATCAGGTAGTTCTAAACGAGTCACCGCTAGTTAGCTCGGGGAACGTCAGGGTCACTATTTCCCAAGCACCCAATAACATTGGGGTCAACGTTGGCCGGTCATTGGCTAACAGCTTTTATGCCGGCGAGGATTACTACTTCCAGATTGACTCTCACATGAGGTTTGCGCAGGACTGGGACACCACGCTAATCGCGATGGTCAAGAACTATCAGGCAGCCGGTATCTCTAAACCGCTGGTCACAATGTATCCGGGCAGCTACTGGTATAAAGATGGACTAGAAGAGTTTGACGCATGGCAAGAGTTCCAGCCAACCAAGGTCAGCTTCCACGAGAAGCCAGAAGCAGTTTGCCGAGACTTTGATTCCCTCACAAATGGCTGTCACCACAAAGCCAGAGTGCGCTTATACCTTTAGCGTTTCTGGCGCTAACATCTTTACGCTGGGTGAGTTCGCTAGGCTGCCACGAGATAACCGCATCGCCTTTTGGGGTGAGGAAATACTGACAGCGGCAACTGCCTACTGCTATGGGTTTGATTTAGTCGTCTCGACTAGTTACACGTGCTGGCACTTATACGAGAGTGGGCAGACGATAGCAGAGACCGGCCGCCATCACGCTTGGCAAGACTTCCCTAACGAATGGCAGGCGCTGCTTACAAGACAAGCCGGCGCTGTAGAGGAATCGCTATTGGCGCTTAGGGGCGAAAGAACCCTTACTGACTTTGGAAACTTTGCCGGGCTGGACTTTGAAACCCGGCAGATTATCGGCCATCAACTGCCAGACACTAGCCAAGTAAACTAGAACAATGGCAGACGAATCAAGTTCCTCTATTCGCATCACAAACCTTCAGGTTTACGAGAAGCTAATGGAGCTGAACAGCGTGCAGATTGAAATGCTGGTGGATCTTAGGAACATGAAGGCAATACCTGAGAAGGTATCTGTTATCGAGCAGGAACTAGCCAGGCTGAAAGTCATCGCTGGTCTGACGTATGCGCTATTTGCCGCAATACTTACAGGCATTACTGCCTCACTCGTTGGGATACTATGAGACACCCATTTGGTAAAAGCACAATAACCGCACGCTACGGAGCAACGGCTAACAGGTCAAGTCCGCATCGCGGTCTGGACTATGCGGTCAAGGATGGCACTTGGATACCGAGCGTCGCGCCGGGCGATGTTGTTATGAACACTTGGTCAGATGCTTTGGGCTGGGTCTTAGTTCAAACCGCTTGGGATGTCAAAGCTAAAAAAGTTGTTTATGTTGGTTACTCGCACCTAAAGGCCAAGTCCCCTCACAAGGTAGGCGGAAGGCTTTCGGAAGGTCAGGGCATTGGCAAGCAGGGTAACACTGGGACAGCCAGCAGAGGATCACACCTTCACCTAACCATTGGCCCAAGCTTGCGAAGTATCTTTGAAGGCCAGACTGTAAACCCTGAAACATTCATTGACGAAAGAATCTAATGCACTTTACACCTCAGATTAGAAAAGCAATTTACGCCGCTGCCGCTGGACTCGTGCCGCTGTTAGTAGCTATCGGCACAATCACCGGGGAGCAGTCCCAGCTGATACTCTCTAGCATCGCCGCAGGGTTGGCGTTCTTTGCCAGCGTGACGGCCATTAGCAACGTGTCGGTGGCTAATCCAGTCACTGAGGAATTTGAAGACGTTACAGAGGGCAGCACGCCGCCGCACATTCCAGGCGTTTAGGCAATAGCTGACTTCTTACCAGCGCGCCGAATCTTGCGACGCTGCTCTACGGTAGTGCCTCCCCAAATGCCATGAGATTCTTGGGCGTCAAGCGCATAGGTCAGGCACTCGACTTGGACAGGGCATTGGCCGCATAGCTTCTTTGCATGTTGAGAACCACCTTGTCCAGACGTTTCGCTAAACCACAAATCGAAGTCTGTGGTCTGGCATGGTGGGATTGTCGCAGAGCGCTCGATGGCGAGGGCTAGGGCTAGGTAAGTTTTCATAAACGGATGTTAGCGAACGCTAAACGAAACTGCAAATCGTCTAAAATTAAGGCTATGATAATCCTGTTGCGATACCACCGCTTTTCTAGGTAAGGCAAACCAGTCGCAGCAATTGCCATTCCTGATTAGCAAAAACAGATTGCAGGTCGCGCCGCATCACAGAGCAACAGTGCCGCCTCAGTAGGTCAGACGATAGTGATGGAAGCTGACAGCCCTCTAGAGAGTTGACTCCTCTAGGGGGCTTTACCTTTCATCCGGGCTAGTGCCTCCCCAGATACCATGCCTTTGGTTCGTTTCTATGGCGAAGGTAAAACACTCTTCGATAATCGGGCAGGTGCGGCAGGTAGCCTTAGCCGCTTTAGTTGCCACCGCACGAAGCTCAGGGTCTGAAATGTCCTCGGGGTAAAACGCGTGCGGGATCTTGTCGCAAGGCACACCGCCATTGACGTTGACGAGTTTTAGTAGTCGCATATAGCGAGAACCAATATGTCCGTATGTCACCTAAAATGTCTGACGGTTGCCATACTCTAAGGGTAACTAACGAAGGGGCAAAATGGAGCGTTACGCACCAGCAAATCTAAATGGGGCAAAATTGCTAGGGGTCTTTGAATCAGGGACTCCAGAGTGGCACGAAGCGCGTGCTGATGGCATCGGAGGCTCAGAGGTGGGAACGGTTTTAGGACTAAACCCCTGGGAGTCGCCTTATTACCTTTGGGCAAATAAGACTGGCAAGCTACCGCCAAAGGTCATTGACTCATTCCCGGCATGGCTTGGCACAAACCTAGAGCCTTTTATACTTGGGCCGCTCCTGACAAAGCAACACCCTGATTGGGAAGTGTTTACGACTGGCACTTATCAGCACCCGACCATCCCTTACCTTCACGCAAACCCAGACGCGCTGGCAAAGATAGACGGCGAGTGGGTGATAGTCGAGGCTAAGACTTCACGCAATTATTGGAGCGAAGTCCCACCGGCGTACAAGGCGCAAGTGATGCACTACATGAGCATCTTAGGAATCAAGCGCGCGGTTATCGTTGGGTTGGTCGCCATGGATTACGTAGAGCATTGGGTTGATTTTGACGAGTTCGAGGCGCAGGTAGCAAAACAGGCTTGCGCTCGGTTCTGGTATGGGGTTGTGAACGACACCGCGCCAGATTGGGATGGGTCAGAATCCACCTATGAGACAGTTAGAGAATTACATCCTGACATCGTGGACGAAGAAGTAGAAATAGACGGCATCCATAACTTGCCGAAGCTCGCAGAAGAGTTTGACTTAGCCGAGTCTGAGCTACGCAAAGCCAAGAGCATCGTGCTGGATCTAATGGGCAAGTCTAAACACGCGGTCATCATTCACGAGGGTGAGACTATTCGGGTAGCATCAAGATCAGCTAGGGGTCAGGGTCGGCCTTACCTCGTAATCAAGAAGGGGA